GGCAGGACTACCAAAACCGTTGTGGTCTTGGCAGCAGAACTGGATGTGATACAGAATCACACCCACCAAAGAGCCTTTTAAAGGACTAGGCTCAGTACGATGAGATGGAGAGGGGGTTAACCAAGAATCCCTTCGTGGTAGAGGTCTCTCAAGAGTCCAACTTTAGCGATATTACGCTTTCCCTCGCACTTAAGCGAGCGGTCAGCTACGATTGCAGGACTGAGAAGAAACACTTCTATCCACTCCAAAATCCTTGATTTCCACCGGAGGATCAAGTTCTCGACACGCTTGTTCAGATTCATTTCTCCAATTCCGAGAGTGGCCAATCCGGCCGCCATAGAAGAACTTGGCGCTTGTTAACAGACAGGAAATAATCCTGCCTACCGCATGCTGCTGATTTCTGGAATTGGGTCCCTGAATTCGTTCAAGATTCCCTTGTGTCGAGTGCTTAGGTAATTTTCAGATTAACGCTTTAATGAGCAACGTTTTGAGCTCCACGTGACATGCTCCACCCACAGTGGCCTGTACATCAAGCAGGCTTGTGGCGGAGGACCCAGTAAAAATTAAAGCTGGGCCGATCGTGAGGTTCGAACCTCCCGTTGAAGAACAGTTCTCATAAGCTTGAGCCTTAGGAACGGCATCCTGCCGTATGGCCAGACTGACAGAGCAGGCAACCACATTGTTTCGGTAGACCTGAGCATACACCTCATACATTGAGTATGGGCGCAGTGTGATCTGATTTCCGGACAATTCCTCGGCATATTCTAGACCATCGGTCGCGAACGTGTCAATATTGAGGAGGGTTGTGCCAGCTCCAGCGAGAACTGTATCGGGGCCTTTTGCGATACTCAGGGAATGAGACATTTCCTGAGGAGCTCGATAGTGGCAATTAAAGAATCTGAGTTTGTAGAGAACTTCGACAAACCCAAATTCATGGTTGGCACCAACGAGCGCGGCATCCATTTGAGTTGTGGCGACGATCAATCGTCCCACGTCCCACTCACCTAGTCCACCGGACCAGGTGTCCCCTTGTCGAACGAACCGGCGCCCTTGCAGCATTTGCTTAGGGACCCGGAGGGTTAGACTTGGGCTGTAGACACTTCCTGTCGTCACCGAAAGGTAAGACTGTAGTGTCTGGAGGGTCTCGGGATCATTCGAGTTCGGATTAGGATCGAAAGCAAGTCCAATCATACCACGGTCAGTGGTGATGGAATTACTTGGAACCCACCTGAACTCGAGAGACTCGAACTCATAATGGTCATATCGCATGGCCTGTTGACTCGCGGATAGGAAACGGCTACTCAAACCTGGATTCACGGGATAACCCGAGGATCCAAAGGTTGTAGAGCCTTCCACATCACGGACGATAACGTCCGATCCGCTGTGAGTCTTTGGTGGGAGCATGGGTTGGGAACGACCCGCTCGCACGTTGTAAGAAATAGCGTTATTTCTGTTTCGTTGATTCTTCTTGTTGTTGTTGTTAGTCATTTGTAGGTACTGCCTCTCTGACTAGGAAGAGCGACTGTCCATCATCTCAAACTTAGACGGATGGGTAAGGTATGACACGAGTTGAGCTCGCATTTACGCGACTTACTGGCGTAGTGGGATAAATCAACCACTCGCATGGCGCCAACTTCGGCTCCAACTGTATCAACTTTCAACCTCCCTCCAGATCCAAGCGAACCCGTGCAGTCTGTCGACATTCCGATGTTTGACATCTTAGTACGGAAGTATACCGTTTTGGGTTCTAAATGAGATGACTACCTGGCCTTACTCCACAGTTCTGAAGTCCACACGAGGGAGAGTGATATAGTCAAACTCTATCAACTCCCCTTCGTGATACTTCTCCTTAGTGATCTTGACAAATTCCGAAATTACTGGAATCTTCTCAGGATCAGGAGAGTCCTCAGAACTGGGATGGCGTAGCTCTAGCAGCCGTGACCCGAAGGTGAAGATCTGCTCGTCTCCCATTTGTGGACTGGTGCTTGACCGGAAGTCCTTGAGTTGTTTGTAAGGTTTTCTAACAACCATCTCAGGTCTTTCGATCTCGCTGTCCAATGCAAGCGGGGGAGTCCAGACTTCCCGATCTTCGGGAACAACAACAAATTCTTGTTGTGGACCGATCTGAGGTCCAACAATCCATCGTGGCTCGTGATGATAAGTAAGCTTGTGCTGTGTCCGTTTCGACACTAGCGCAATCTTAGGGAACTTCTCGGGATTAGATAGAAAAGCCCTCTCCAAATAAGCGGCATATCGCCGTTGAAATGAAGTGAGCCGGACTTTCATCCCTGGGAAAGGAATAAATCCTAGACCGCCTCTCTCGAATGGTAGGAAAAGATTGTACGTAGTAAGAATACTCTTCTTCTCCGTGCTGCCCTCTTGCCAACGTGGGTTCCGGGTTTTCAGCAACGAGAGCTCCTTAATGGTATTGCGATGATAGTGCATAAAGCGCTGGTGGGCCCTTTCAGGGTTCACCGCGTTATGTACGACTTCATTGTAATAGTCCCATAGGGGAGCTGTTCGAGCGGTCTCTCTACCGGTAATTTTCGATTGTCCGGTGAGAAGCCCAGCGTTGAGACATCCTAGGAAATGAAGATCTCCACCCTTCGCTGAGTAAAGCTGGCTGTTTACAGTCAGGTACTCAGGATGGATGTAGTTCTTTCCCAAAGAAAGCTCAAAGCCAACATCACGAATTTCTTTTTGCCACAGGTCATATAGATCGTCATCGGCTCGGAACAGGATGTCATCCCCGTTCACGAGTACCGGAAGGTCGCGTACATCGATATCTTTTCCAAGGTATCTCTCAAGTGCTCTCCAGTATGCAACTAAATTGACAACGCACAGTATCGGGAAAGACAATGTACTTCCCATCAACTGTCCGGTTGTCTGCATAACTGGATCGAGACCACTCTTGGGCGGGTAATGAACCTCCTGCTCATAAAGTACGGATCGCAGGACGTCCAGAACCTCAGGACGTGCTTCGAACAGACCCATCCGAAGCGAAGCTTCGAAAGCCTCTTTGGTATGTCGTATATCCAGAGAGTCCGTGGCGGCTGAATAGTCACCACTGACCCATTTAGGAAAACACAAACCTAGTTTGGCTTCTCGAGCTTTGAGATCGATCAAGTCTCCAACCCCAAGTGGGCGACCAGTGAGAACAAACTGAGGGAATTCCTGCAGGTACTTCCAGAGAGCCTTCTGATAGAACCGACTGACCCAATAGCGATAAGAATCGCCTTTGGTAATCAACCGAACCTTCAGAGGCTCAAGTACCGCGGAAACCATAACCTTGTGTGATCCTTCAGAAGCTAAACGAACAGCTTCGTCGAAAGTCGGGAGCACTTTACCCCGAATTTCTTTGACCACACCGGGTCGGACCTCAACCATACGGATGAGGCCTCCCTCCTGTCGCTCCCTGATCCACTCACGTGAGCCGCCCTGAGATCTCTTCGATTGAAAAGACGCCGCAGCAGAAGCTTCAAAGAGCTTTTCCTGTGGGTACTTGAATCGATCAAAGATCTCTTGGTAACGCACACGGTGATCAGCATCGGGTTCGACTCCTCGTGGTTCACTCGAAAGTGCCTTACGGTGCTTCTCAAAGCTCTGTTGGACAAAGTCCTCAGTAACTGGAGCAGCAGCACGCTTGACGCCCTGGAGTATTCCGAAGAAGAGACGAGCATTCCGATCTGTCTTGGAGACAATACGCGCCTTTAAAAGGCGTTTGACCTTTCCAGAGAACAGTGGGTTTCCTTTAAACCCCTCAGGTACCTCTGGTAGTGGATTGTTGAGAAACTTAGCCATTGGATACGCTGTACAATATTTAGCGTATTTAATGAACATGGCCGCAGGCCAGTCTCTCGCAACAAGATAGAAGATCAATTGATCCTCCATAGGAAGAGAGAAGAACTTCGGCACTGAATCTGCAATGACTTCAATGAAGCCTCTTGCAAGATACAGTGCGTCGTAACAACTCTCACCCTGTAGGGAAAACTTGGTTCGTTTTCCCTGGACCGTCTTCACACGAAGGAGTGACGCATACCGCAGAACGTGCGGTCGCAGCTCCATCGTGCAGGTGAAGGTGGTCCCCCTCCCCGGGCCTCCCCGGGACAGGTTGGCCATAATCCCATCGATTAACGTCAGAGAATTGATCGTCTCAGACGTCGTCAGTATCGGTTTCGTATTTTTCGG